GCCTAGACCCCCTCCCCCATATTAACCCTTAAAAAATTATGGTCCTCAAAGATAGATACAATCTCGGATGTAGTCATCTTGTCTTGGAACTTTGTTAATAACTTTGGAGGGATATTACCTGTGATTGTGACCCTTGCCTCTTCGTCACACATCGGCATAACACTGACATCAAAGATGTTTATATCGTCACGCTTTTGCTTAATTAGCTCAGGCAATGGGTGAATATATTTCATGTACCTCTCATCTTTTTTGCTATACCAATACTGATGCTCTTTCATTCCATGAATAACAGAGCTGTGGTCTCGGTTGAAAAATTTACCGATCATGCTGTATGTCATGTGCCGGTAGTTGTACATATAGTTGTACAGGTAGTACCTCTTGTAGGCAGATGTTTCTATCCTGCTCGGGGTGTTCAGTTGGTAGTCCAGGATGATATTCACCAGGTCCTCATTCTGTAGCTGTGTGAGCTTGAATACTGTCTCATCTATTTCTCCTCTCATGTTTTCTCTATAAAGTATTTATTAAACTTATCTCTCTTTACTTGCAGGTCTAGCTTCATAAACAGCTGTAGGTATCTGTATGCTGTGCGTTCACTTGTTCCAAGGTACCTAGCCATCCCCATCACTGTCCTGGGCTTTTCCTGTAGCAATTGCAGGAGCCTTAGCACCCTGTATATTTTGTGTTGGTTCATGCTTCCAATCTCTTAGGGTCATTAACTCCTTTGAACAGGTTGCTTGTAGTGGCAATCATGCCGGTTGCTTTCATAAAGTCAACCTCAGCCTTAGCACTGTTAATCACAGAGTTGGATAGGTTAGATATTGCCTGTGCCTTTTCTACCTCAGTAGCAAGTTGTTCAGGTGTTAGCTCATCATCATTTAATCTCTCGAGTGCTGCAAAGAGGTGATCACGTAGATCATTCATTCCATTTCTAGCCATTTTGTTTGTTTTTTATGTGTTTGTTTAATTTTGCTTTAAGTCTGATTACTTTTTTCAGGTCATCAGGGAACCTGTGTAGTGTGTTACGGTTAGCATTCTCAGCCATTGGAATGCACTCAAGGTTAGATAGATCTAAGTTCATGGTGTTACCATCAATAAACCGTACAATGTGCTTTGCAGGGATGGGTCCATTGGCCTGTTCCCACATCCATCTATGAGTTAGCACCCATTTGCTATCTGCTAGCTTGCTGTAGTAGTACAATCTACCGCTAGTATCTTTGCGTATGCTCATGGCATTGTCCTCTTTGGTGTTGTGAGGCTTTCTACCTGGCTTGAACATGGTCTTGGCCGCATTGGTTAGCAGTAAATTAGGACACTTTTTGCCCTCGTTCCATGGTTTACGGCCTTTCTCAAACCTTGTGGCATATCCTGCCTCCAATACCTTAGCTCTGTTAATAGCTTTCCTAACCTTTGGGTCTTTCTTTATCCCTCTTTTGTACGTTCTGTTGTATACCTGGGTAACTGTCAACCCGAGATAGTCACCTAACACCTTGGCAGGGATGTATGGGTAAAGTATTTCTAGTATCTTATCCTGTCTCATATCTTCTCAATTACAAAGTGTCCGTAAACGTGAGTACCTGCTGTCCTGAATTGGTTGAGTTGCCAATAGCAGAGTGCTTTGGTTGGGAATTCGTAGCTCTCTGAGAGCCTTTGTTCGTAGTAGTACAATAATCTATACATGAGTTCTTACATTTTAAGTATTCTAAATATAGGGAGGTATTAAAGGAGCCTCCCTTGTCTCCTGCAAATGACTGATTGGACCACCATCTAGCCATCTCTGAAATATCTCTAAACATCATACCTCCACGCATCTTCATCAAAGTCATCTTCAGGATGTTGCATATCTTCAATAAGTGTCGTCTCTTGGATACACCAAATAATCTCTTGTCCTAGCTGATTAAGTTCTACATCTGTAAGGATATAGTCAAGCTCCACCTCACCTACTACTTCGGTTGCCATGAAGTCACTCATTTCTACATCAAAGTCCACCTCAGTAATGTTAGTGATTTCAAACTCACAGCTACCATGCACATCTTTGAAGTCAAAGTATGCTCTAAAGTTTTCTATTGTTACTTGCATATCATAAAAATTAAAAGTTGATAAATAATAATTGGAAGTGCTGCCACAAATAGGGCAGAGAAAATGTCATCAAGTAGTTTATTTTTCATCATTTAAGTTTAAGCGGGTTAATAATTCATCCATTACCATCCATTCTCTGAATGCATTTTGAGTAGCTGAATCAGTTGCACCGAATGCATCTCTCATCTCTACATAATTTGCCCATAATTCCTCGGCATACTGTTTAATTGTGTCTGTCATAACTAAATTTTTAAGTGTTAATACCTGACAAAGATATAAAAAGTTTCATATCTGCAATACATTTTGCACAAAAAAATTTAATTTTCCACAAATTTAAGATAAGGAACCCACATTATAAGGGGATAATTGTGGTGAAAATCACATAAAATTAAAGGAATAACGTGACAATCACATTATAATGGGTAATAAAAGGGATAAACTACTGCAGTTATGGGTGCTATAAGGGGATAACCTTAAGAGATATTTTTCTTTCGGGTGTAAAGATACTCCTGGTACTTAGTGAATACCAGGTGATTTATTTTGTTGTGCTTTTTACAGTCTCTACATACTATCCAATGGTGTACAGTTCCTGCAGCTGTGACCACTTTCTTATTGTACCGGTAGTTAGTACCACCACATTCAGCACATTCGTACTTATCACCGCCATGTTGCACAGCATAGTTGTGGTTAACTAAGGCATAGCTGTTAAGTTTCTCGAATACTGCCTCAAGGACCTGCACATCCATCTTGCAATAGTCAACCATCTTATCTAATGCATCCTGATCCTTGCGGAATACGATGTCTTTCCACAGGTCAAGGCCTCCTGTCTCCATCTTAGCACCTACCTTGAGGAGCTTAGCAATGTAGTCTAGTTTATTTGAGTTAAAATTGAAGTACCTTTTAGCCCATTTAAGCGTATCTATGGTCTTTGGGGATGGCATAACACCAATGCCATGAAATAAAGCCCTTGTGCGTATCCATTTAAGGTCAAACCTATCCCCATTATGAGCTACAATCTCATCAGCTTCATGCAGTACCTTGACAAACTGCTCAATCATTTTCTTATCACTCTGACTTTTGGACCATGTTAGGCTGTGTATCTCCTCCTCACCCTCCCATTTGTAGCAGATGCAGATGATTGCCCGTTCATGAATGATATCACCTGGGTTGATGGTTAGGTTGTATCCTGTTCTCCAGAACACTCCGACATTGAAAGAGGTCTCAATGTCATAAAATAGTCTTTTTCTCATCTGTTCAGTTTACTGAGTACAGCACCCCATGCTAATCTAAGAATATAAGGGATGGCAAGCCCTAGCCAAAACGGCCACCATAGTGTTCTGTACTTGACTACCTGTTCTGCCTTGGCAGTTTTGTAGATAGTTTTGCCTCGTATCTTTTCTACCTTTGTTTTGTACCTGTACTCAATCCTTGTTTGCCATCTAGTCTTAGGTACATAGATGTTATTGAACTTTATTACCGTATCGCGATACGCGATGAACTTTTCCCAAAAGATAGTATCATTCTGTACTATTGGGAATGAGTCAATGGTAGTGATGCGGATGGTGTCACTATCCTGGACCACTTGCAATCCATTCTTGAGTGCTTTCTTGTAGTGCCATTGAGCACGCTTAGGAGCTGAGCAGGATGTCGCAAATATAGTAGATACTAGCGACAAAATAATTATTGAAAGTCTCATGTACTATAGGTTTTGTAGCATTGCTATCATTCTAGGGCATGGGTAAATATCACTCTTATCTTTGCGTACACTGTTATGTGTGTAGATCCCTGCAGTACCTTTGAATGCCTCTTTGTCTATTGCAAATATCTCTGACCGGTAAGTCTTAGGAATGTCATAGGTCTCGCACAGGTACTCCACCAATTGGCGAGTGCTTTCAATCTGCTCATCCGTATATTTGTACCATAGCACATGACCCTTGTATGGCTTATCTAAGATAGTGACCATTGATGGGTCCACTACTCCCTTGACATAGTTGTAATACTTGCCATCCTTGAGCTTTAATGGGCCCCAATTGCAAATTTCAATGCCAACAGATAGCTTGTTTAGGTTAAGATACTTGAGGCCATGTACTGCAAAGTCCTGACTATCTATGCCTAGATGGTAGGCCCAATGCTTGGAGCTGAAACATTGTACAATAGATCCTTTCTCACCCACTACAAATGCGGTTGCAATCCTATCTCCGTTGCTATTCCACCACCTAGATACAGCTACGGGGTTCCCGTTGCCTGCTGTGTGATGTAAATAGATTTGTTTCTTAGGAGACTCTTCCTCAAAGTATTGCCCCTTAGATAGGCGTTCCTGAAATATCTTGGTCGTGTCTAATTTCATCTACCTCTTTTTTAATATCCTTAGCCCTTGCAAATAGGTTTTTCATTGCCTGCCATAGGTCAAGGCCTTTCACTGCTTTGTAGTTCTCGTTTATGCTCATCACCTCAATTGATACCAGGATAAGTGCAAGTATCTTAGTGAGCATGAGCTCCACTGAGAAAAACTGTAGGATAATGTTATTTAATATGAATTTATCAATCATGTAGAACAAAATAACAGTTACCTCATACAGCAACATCTTGCTAATGATTGCACTCAACCCCCTGCTTGTGATTGGCACCTTGTGCTTAATGCTCTTCCATACTCCTGTAATGGTATCCAATACAATCACAAACCCAACTAGGAACAATAGCCCTGAGATTGGCATTAGAAATGTAGAGATAACAGCTAACAACTTAAACCAATTGGCCTGCATGGTAGCAAGTAGTATAGAGAGCTGTGTCTTCATTATAAGATAAGGATGCTGTTATTGTATCCGTTCTCAAGGAAGTTGCCACACATACCTGTACAGGTAGTTTGATATTGATTGATGCATGAGCAGTGATTGAACATAGGCCGTAGGTCAGTGTCCATGTTAGTGGTACTGATAAAGATAGGGAACAGGTTGCGGTTAGCTAGGAGCCATCTAATAAGACGTTGCTCAAAGAATGATGCTTTTTGTGCATAGTGCTCCATACCAAATGCCACCTCACTACGAGATACGCTTGCAGAATAATCTCCGTTTTGAGTCTGAAGTCCTTTGTTTTTTAGCTGATACGTCAACCCAAATACAGCATCTTCTGCACTCCTCCATGCAATGACAGGCTGAATGAACTCTACTAGATCTATCTCATCCGGTGTAAGGGTCTGAGCATT